TGAAATTTGCCCTTGTATGTGAGGGGCACAGATTTTACACCTATGATAGCATTTTTGAGATGCCTATCGAAAGACTGGGCAGGGCACAAGACTTCGTTTTGCAGTTGCAGAGGATGGTGAGTGATGATGAGTTAAATGGATTCATTGAGTCTATGGAGAAAGCCCTCTTTGAAAGCACCAGTGCCGACAAGGTTAAGGGGCTATCAAAAATAGGCTTCCTCTTGGGTGAGATTAAGGAGCGCAAGAAGATTCTGATTCACCCTGAAATTATGATGGAGCTTGTGGGCACGATGCTTATTCGTGAGGACCAAGACCCTGCTGATTGGAATGATGAGTTTGAACAGAAGAAGGTTGAGATGTTCCGAAAGAACTACAAGGGCAAGGGGCTGTATGATTTTTTCGTTTCAGGCGGGTTGAAACTTTTCTTTCCCAACTTAGACTCTTTCGAGACCGATTGGGAAGATTATTTGAAGATGTCTCAAGCCCGCCTAAAGCACCTGAACGAGATTACGGAATCCTATCGCTCGGCAGGCAGCTCTACGACCAAGACAAGCAGTTCAGGGAGCTAATAATATATTGCTCTGATGGGGATATACTGAGGTATAATGCATACCAAAAATCTTCCGTAGAAAAAGCCCTAACTTTGCTCGAGTTCACCCGCGAAAGACAGCGCAGGGAGAAAGAAATGTTAGACAAGCATGGCAAAAATACAAATCGAGTATACGGCAAACGTTGAGAACTTAAAAACAAAACTCAATGAGCTGGTTAAGATAAACGAGACGCTCAGTCGCTCTGTTTTCGCTACCAAGATGGCCTTAGAAGATATGTCTAAGGCGACATCTCAATCTACGACAAAAAAGGCACTTGAAGATATTAAAAAGGCATCTGATGGTGCATCTAAGTCTGCTGAAACTGCCGCAAATTCATTAAAAAAGGCTGCCAACACGCCACCGCCAAAGTCTAACTACAAAAATTGGGCTAAGGAAACTGAGTCTATAATAAAACAGCTCTTTTCCAATGTCCTTGAATATGAAAAAAATGTTGATGCCCGCAGGCAGAAGTTCGCCAATGATGATGTAAATAGAAGGCGAAAAACTGCTAAGGATGTAGAAAAGTACGACCAAGAAACCAAAAAGCTATGGCTAGCTCATCTTGCAGAGATGGACAGGGCTGCTGCCGAATCTCAAAAGCGTAGGTTAAAGCTTGGTGAGGAAAGGGTAAAGGCTAAGCAGCGAGAAGTAGAGGCTAAGAAAAAAGCTGATGCAGAATATGTTAGATGGTGGGAGAAAGAGCTTAGCAGGCTTGAAAAAGAAGAGGCTAAGAAGGCACAACAATCTGTTCGGGCCACAGAGAGGGCAGCAAGAGAAAAGGCGGCTTCCGAGGCACGTTCTTCAAAACAAAGGGAGGCAGAGCAGAAAAGGCTGACTAGGGAAGCCGAAAAGGAAGAAAGAAAAAGAGCTGCTGCCGCAGAAAAGGCTGCTGCTCAACAGACGAAGGCTGCTCAACAGGCCGCTGCTCAACAAGCGAGAGCATATCAAAGTTTATACAATCCTCTTCAGCAACTAACCTCTTACGTTAGTGCTGCCTTCGCAATAGGAGCAATAGTAAATTTCACCAAAGAGTTAGTTAATCTTTTGGCTCAGGTAGAAATACTCCAATCTCGCTTTCAGTTTATCTATTCAAGTGAAACGGAGGGCGAAAGGGGGTTTTTAAGGGTTAAAGAATCTATCCGTGAGTTAGGTCTTGACTTTATGTCTACCATTGAGCAATTCTCGTCTTTCTCCATTGCTGCTCAACAGGCAAACTTCACAATGGTTGAAACCGAGAAGATGTTCATTTCATTTGCCTCTTCTCTAAGAGCCGTTGGCGCGAGCAACCTTCAAGTTCAAAGGTCTTTCTATGCCTTACAGCAGATGATGTCTAAGGGCGTTGTGGCTGCTGAGGAGTTAAGAAGGCAGATGGGCGAATCATTGCCAGGTGCTGCATCTCTTATGTTTCGGGCATATAAAAAGCTACACCCCGAATCTGTTCAGACGGAAAGGGATTTTATGAAGCTTCAAGAGCAGGGCAAGATATTATCCCGAGAGGTCTTGCCCGAATTTATTAAAATGGTTGAGGCAACATTTGCCCCCGCGCTTGAAAGCAAAAAAGGCTCTTTGGTAGCTACAATAGAAAGAGCAGAATTGGCGTGGATTGAGTTTAAGCAAGCCCTGTTAGATACAGGCCCGATAAAAAATGCATTGGATGCCGTTACTGGGTATCTAAGGCCGATAACTCAGGTTATGACGGCAAAGGGCATTTCTGAAGAAGAAAAAGCATCCTATACCAATCAAAGGGTGCTCGAAATAGGGTTTTTTGCTGGCATAATTTTGGGATTAAAAAAGGCATGGCCTACAATAGTTGGCTATATGCGACAAGCTGGAATAATCCTTGCAAATTCTATAAAAGGGGCTTTGGCAGGTATAGCAGGTACATTTGGGGTTGCGGCCACAGCTTTATTTCTTGGGGGAGATTCCGACCAATCATCACGGATGAGAACATCTCCTGACGATAAATATGGCACGAGAGTAAGTCAGTTAAGTTTAGAGCAGAGGAAAAAAATATACAAAGACGAGATACGCAGGTCGATAGAGGCAGAATTAACTAAGAAGAATGCCCAAATGGATGCTGCCGAAATACAGGCGGAGGTTAATAGAAGGTTTAACGAAATGGTTCAAACTGGTAAGTTCCAAAAATTTCCAGGACAACCCGAAGGAACGGACACCTTCACCGTTGAAGAAAGGGGGCTAATGGAGTATGAAGCAGGTGTTGAAAGAGCAAGAAAATCTTATGAAGCGAGGGGTAGAAGGATTGAGCAATTTGCAAAATTAAGCTCTGAAGATAGAAAAAAAGAATTGGATAGATTAGGTGATATTGTACAAGGATTTGTTGATGAAGAACAAAAAATAACAGAAATATATGGAGAAAAAGAGGCCTCAAGCATATTTGAAGGGATTGCTTCAAGGCCAGTTTCTAAGGCAATAAGAACTGATTATATTAGAACTGAAAAAGAGTTTAGAGATTTTTACAAAAGCCTTCTTGCGGATTATGTCAGAGCAAATGATGCTCTAAATCAAGAGGATTTGAAAAAAGAAGAAGAAGATAAAAAGGCACTTGAAGCCAGAAAAAAGTATCTTCAAGGGCTTGTTGATTTAGCGAAAATAGCCGTTGAAGAAGAAAAGCAACTCCTAAGAGAAAAAGGAAAGGATGAGTTAGGAATTGAACAGACAAATTCAGACAATTTATTAAAGCTTCAGAAAGACCTTGCAAAAGCCGAATTGAACCTACAACAGCTTAATGATAGGGATAGTGCTGAAAAAAGAATAGCCAATGAAAGAGAGTATCAACTTAATTTACGGAAACTTGGATTCGAGTACACTGAGTACACTAAGGACAAGGCAAAAGAGCGGACTAAGGCTGAAATAGACGAAAGCATAGCTTCGTTAGACAGGCAGTTGATAGACACGAAAGAGTACGAGCAAGAGTTCCTGAAATTAACATTAGACAGGCTGAATGAAGAAAAGGAGTTGAACGACCTCAGCTACAAAAACAAAGAGATAAATGCCGAAGAATATGCTAAAAGGTTAGCTCAAATAGACAAAAAAGAGCTTGATGCTAAAAAATCTCACTATGTAGCATTGGCTCAGATAGACATAGCTTATCTCGAAAAGAAAATATCATTGGTTCAGCAGGAGTTTGTTGATTCCGAGGTGGTATCTAAAAGAGAGTTGAGCTTGAATGAGCAGCTTATGAACGCTCAAATGGAGTTAGATATTAGGCAGAATGAACTTCATGGCGAGCTTGCGGAATCGAGAAGGGAGAAAACGGTTTCAGAGATTAAGAAAATGTATTCTGATGCCCGTAAAGAAGATAATCAGTATTTTCAAGACCTTAAAGACTACATTGACGAGCCTTTCATTGGGAAGGTGGGGATGGAGAGAAGGGACATTAGACGAACCACTCAGGAGCAGCTACAAAGATTTAATCAACAGGTGGATGCCAACAGACTTAGCCCCGAATATTATACACCAGAAGTTCAGGGCGTTGACCCAGTAACGGGAGAGCCTCAGATAGGCAGGGTTATAAATATGACTGCCGTAGAAAAAACCAGGCAGGATATAATTGCATCGGGCAAAAAGCGTGAGCAGGATTTAGGCTTGGGAAATATATTAGGGCTTAGCGACAAAGACTTAGAAAACTTAAAAAAGACACTCAACGTAGCTGTCGACCTATTTCAAGACTACTACGCTGCTCGCACCGAGATAGCCAAGAACGCCATTCAAAAAGAGCAGGCACTATTAGACAAAAAGTTTGAGGCAGGTCTTATCCGTGAGAATGAGTACAACGAGGAAACGAAAAAGAATAAAGAGGAGATGGCTAAGCTTGACAGGGATGCCGCAAGGTTCGG